CTCGGAACCCGGAGCTGGATGGTTGGAAGATGATACAGGAAATTATATGACCTATGAAAGACCAACAAATTCAAATTACACCAGAAAAGCTGGTCGTGATATCTTGCGGAGACAAGCAAAAGTGGAAGAAGTTCCACATGTGAAGGATGATTCAGAATTTCGAAGAAATGTGGAACATTCAAAAGTGAGAGGAGGGAAAATAGTGGTTCGAAAAGCTGAATATGAAGAGTTTTTAAGAGCAGCAAGAAAAGGCTTAGCAGATGCACAACGTGTGTTACAGAGCCAGTCATGGAACCCAGACAAACTCGCAGCAGGAGTTTATAAAATTTTTACGAGCGACGGACGATTTGTATGTACCGGAACACTTGTAGCCAACAAAATGTTGGTTGTTTTGCATGGATTGTCAGAGGACTCAACAGCACGATATAAAGCTGTAAATGCATCGCATGTCTTGGAATTAAAGGCAGAGGAGAGTATTGTAATGAACTCTCAAATTTTAGGATTTTCCGTAATTGGTATTCCTACCCCATTTGGAAAGAAAACATTAAAAGTAATGGGAGAAGCAGGGATTGTAACAGTTTATGGTTACACGACAGGAAGCGAAGAAGCTCCTGATTCGATGGTGGGTTTTGCAAGCCCGAAAGGATGGTGCAATGCTATAACATTAGCAGGAGTATGCACCTCACCAGTCCTAGATCAAAATGGAAAAATTTTGGGTTTTTGGACCCATGGAAATTCAAGGGATTTCGGAAGATTTGAACCAATCACAGAAGATTTTATTGAGAAGATTGGAGCCCAGACAAGTGCAACACATGTTGGGCTGGTTTTTCAATCCCGCCCCCTCTACGACAAGACCTGATAGAGAGGCCGTTCTTTGAACGGTATCCTTCAGAGTTCATAATGAAGGATGGGGCACAAAATTTCACTGAAAGAATTTATAGAGGCGAAAATTATAATAGGTACATAGATGATTTATATTTTACAGAAATCGGTATGGTTGCCCGCTTCCCACGATATGTGAACAAGAGAGATCTTGATCCAGTGGTGAAAATTTATTTAGATGAAAATAATTTGGAGAAACCGAAAGGCTGGGATCTCCCCTTACCAAATGAGGAAGCAGCGTATATCTCATTGTCAAAGTATGCAAAAGAGATAAAATACATGACCTCAGATCAAGTCGAGGATATGAACCAGGCATGGTCATGGGCAATGCGACAATTTGGCCCGTACATGGAGGGAAGCAAAGTAAGAGGATTGAAAGAAGTAATAGAAGATTTAGATTTAACAACTTCCTCGGGCTACCCGTTTAATACGCTGTTTAAAACAAAGAAAGAGCTATTTGAAGAAAGGCACG